ATCGCCTGGCCGATGTTCGCTCCCCCGATGTCTCCGACTAGCGTCGTGAACTGCTCGGAGATCGCGGTGATCGCCGGGGCGAGGTACGCGACGACTTGCTGGACGACCCCCTCGATCGACTTCGAGACCATCGTAAACGAGTCGTTCATCGCCTCGACGTTCTGGCCCTGGGCGTTCGTTAGCGTCAGCCCGAGTCGCTCGGCCTGCTCGCGAGCGGCCGCGATCCCTTCAGCCCCGCCGGAGAAGAGCGGGAGCAGCTCGGCCCCGGCCCTGCCGAAGATCTGGACGGCAGCCGCGGCCCGCTGGGCCTCGGTCGGCAGGGCCGCGATCGAGGACGCGATCGCGTCGAAACGATCGGCGGCCGACATCGCGTTCAACTGCTCCACCGATAGGCCGAGGCCGGCGAAGGCGGCCGTCGCGACCTCCGATCCGCCGGCCGCCTTCGCGAACGCGATCTCGGCCTTCTGTGAGGCCTTGCCGATCGTGTCCATGGAGACACCCGCCAGGTCTGCCGCGAGCGATAGGCCTGCGAACTCTCCGTAGGTCATGCCCAGCCGGGCGGCGAGTTTGCTCGCGTTGTCGACTACGTCGGCCTGTGACTGGCCGAACGAGATCAGACTCCGGACGCCAGACGCGGCCGCGGAGGCGACCGACGCGAAGAGCTGCGTCACGTTCACCGCGACGAGGGTCTTCATCGCAGACTCTAGCCCCTTCGTATCCGACTGGAGGCTACGAAACGACGAGGAGGCGGCCTTCACTCCGGACGTGAGTCCGGACGTGGACGCGGTGAATACGGCCGACACTTTTCCGATCGACGCCACACTAGCCTCCTTCCTTGGTCCAGCCCTTCAGCTTCTCCGCGATCTCGTCCTCGGTCATCTCCCGGTCGGGGTCATAGTTCGGAAGGAACACGTCGACGAAGTCGGACCCCGGCTTCGCACCGAGGGCCGCGATCGTGAACATGGTCGCCCGTGCCTCTCGGAGCCAGTCCTCGCCAAATGGCTCGACGCGATAGTAGGCGATCCATCGGTGAAGCTGGTCGAGAGTTAGTTCGCGTTTCCATGTTTCAACGTTTCCGATCCCTAAGTGGGCCGCCAGACGGTAGACGAATCGGTCGACGCGTCCCGTCTGGCTCCTTAGTTTTTTTCGATCTCTCCCACGACTTGGTCGTCGGACAGGAGGACCGTCGCCCAGGCCTTCTTGTAGAGCCACATCACTCGACGGTGGCTCGCGAGCATGACCTTCGACGCCTCGGACCCGAGCGGCTTTCCGCTCGCGTCGCAGAGGCAGGTGGCGAGCGTCTTCACGATCAGCTCGGCCGGAGGAGCGCCGCCGTCGAGGTCCCTGTGAGCCATCGCCAGGCCGTGCCATTCGGCGAACGTCGGATAGCGGAAGTAGACCGGCTCGCTATAGCCGGGCGGATTCACGAGGAGCGTTTCGGAGATATTGTCGAGGAGGCTCATTGTCCCTCACCTGTCAGTTTGAATACGGCCTGGCCCACGAGAAACTCGCCGACGCTGCCGGTCACATCGAAGGTCTCGAGGTAAGCCGGTCTCGACAGCGACCCACCTTCGAACGACACCGAAACGGTCCCACGGGAGCCGATCTGGGCGTTCGTGTAAGGAGGGCACCCGTAAAGTGTGACCTCGACCGTCCCCGGATCAATCGCGACACAGTCGTAGGTTTTCACGATCCGGGCGTTCGCCCCGGAGCCGACGACCTCGCTCGTGATGTTCGTCTTTTCGGCGAACACGGCGGCCCCTGGAGAGATCCGGAACCGCGTCATTCGGCCAAGAGTTTGGCCGTTGAAACTACAGCTTGATCCCTGCGACGAAGGAGTCGGCATCGTGACCGGCCTCCCTTACGTCAAGCCGCATAGTCGGAGGTGTAGTTCGCCGACCACTTCTTCAGCTCGCCCACGGAGTCGTCGCTCGTGGAGTCCATGCACTTACAGGTGACCCCCTCGGCCGTGATCGTGGTCCCCTTCGTGGGCTTCGTTGCCCCCAGGCCGTCGATCGTCACCGTCACGATCGCGCCGGAGTTTGAGTTTTGCCCGTTGTCCGTCAGGCCGTTCTCGTAGACGCGAGTCCCGCCGTGAGCGATCGACAGCGTCGAGGCGTCGAGCTGCGGCGTCACGTCAGACTTCCGCGAGACCTTCACGGAGACCTTCGTCGCGCCGGAAACGCCGAACGCGTTGAACCCCTGCGAGCTGGTGAACGTTACGGGATCTGGCACGTCTGCTGCTCCTTATGCCGCGGGCGGATAGTAGGAGAACTCGACCGAAAACGTCGCGTATTTACCGACCTCGTACGACTTCTCGAACGATTCGCAGATCCAGCCGGTCGTAGTGGCGGCCGCCGTGATCGCGAGCGTGGTGTCGCTCTTGAGATTGCCCGACACGGACACCGTCTTCGTCGCGGTGTTCGTCCCGCCTTCGACCAGCGGAGGGGCCGCATACTGTCGCGTCGAGTCCCCGAGGACCGTCACGTCTTCCTTCGCGGTCGCGCCGGAAGTCTCGATGTCCTTCAGGGAGATCGTCTTCGCGCCGGACGGAATCGTCGGGCCTGGCGAGGTCAGTGTGGAGATCGGCATGGTCTGCTCCTGTGTCGGGCGTGGTCGATTTTATGGCCGTCGTAGCGGGGCGAATCTCACTCGGCCCAGCGGATCTCGACCGACAGCTCGACCGTGTAGGTCGGCGTCTCGCGGCCCTCGAGGTAGTCGGGCTGGCCGTCTCGCTCGTCGAGAACCAGGCAGTGCTCGACCGTCGTCCCGTCGGCGGTGCCGGCGAACTTGTGGATCGCCGCGGTGATCTGCCCGGCGAGCGTCCAGGCCTGGACGTAGTCGTCGGCGTAGACCGCCACCAGGAACCGGGCGACCGGGTTCACCTGGTCGGCGGCCGGGGTGTCGTCGAACGTGTCGGCGAGGACCTGCTCGCGGCTCGTCGCCTCGCGAGCGTAGATAGTGAAGGGAGGCGACTGGGTGCCGGTCATGCCGACCGGCCAGGCCGTGGCCGACGTGGCGTTCTCGATCGCTTCCTTTAGCCAGACGTGCGGGGTAGGCACTGGTTGTTCCTATCGTGGGGCGACGCCGGCAGCGAGACCGCGTTTCGACATGCCTGGTCGCATAGGCGAGTTTGCCTCGGCGACGGCCTTGTCGAGGGCCGCAGCCATTTCGACCTCTAGCTTGGCGAGGACGACCGATCGTGAGGCCGCGAGCGTTTTATCGATGATCTTTCGCGGCTCGATCCCGCGACTCGTACCGAACTCCAGCCAGATCGCTTTTCGCGACTCGAAACCGTACTTGTAGCCGACGACTCCGATCACGCTGCCGTCCTTATTCCGGCCGATGTATTTCGCGGTGAACGTCGCAGCCTTTCGGAGCGATCCGCCACGTCGCTTGTAGTTCTCCTTCAGCTCGCCGCGAACGACGGCAGCCTTCACGCGGCGGCCGCCGCCCTTCGGCGTGTTGGCCTTCAGGATCTTGACGGCATCCTTCCCGGCCCGCTTCATGGCGGCCTGTAGGTGTTTCTTCGCGACACTTCGCGGCAGCTCGTCGTATCGCTTCATCAGCTCACCGATCTGGCCGCCCATGTCGCTCCACGAAATAGAGATCATGCGACCTGCTCCTCGACGGTCAGCTCCAGGTCCTCGCGGTTCCCCTGCTCGACGACGGCCGAGATATAGAGGAGCCTGCCGCCGCGGGCGAGCCAGCGAAGCCGCTGGTCGCCTGCCAGCCCGGAGCGGTAACGCGTGTAGACCGTGGCCGAGATCCCGCCACCGACCTGGCCGCGTCGGGCCTGCTCGTTATAGGACGTGGCCTCGTAGGAGCCGAAGATCGTCGCGACCGTCTCCCAGGTCTCGACGGTCCCGCCGGCCGCGTTTCGCGTGCGGACGGGTCGCTCCAGGACGAAGACCTCGCGATAGCGGCCGGCAGCTCGTGCCATTACCAGCCTCCGTTCCACGAGCTGGCCGCGAGGAGCGTCTCGAAGGCCTGGGGCAGCTCGCCGCCGCCTTCGGTGTTGAGGACGCCGCGATTCTCGAACGAGTGGTTGACGTAGGCCAGGAGGGCTGAGCGGATCGTGGGCTCGATCACGCCGCCAGGAGCAACGCCTCCCCAGTAGACGACGACGACCTTCGAGGTCGTCGCGGTGTCGAGCGTCAGGGTCGCCGGGAACGCGTCCTGGTCGACCTCGTAGTCGGTCGAGGCCAGGGCCGTCCCGTCGACGGTGACCGTGATCGGATAGTTGCCCGAGATCAGGACCGGAGGAGCCGGCAGGTCGAGCACGTCGCCGCCCGTCTGCCACGTCGCCCGATACTGGGTCGCGACGAGCGTCACCGAGAGCCGCCGCTCGATCAGCCGCCGGGCGGCCGCGATTTTATCTAGGAGGAACCGATCGTGTTCGGTCTGGTCCTGGGCGAGCGAGACCTGGGCCTTCGCGTCGGTGAGCGTCACCGGCTCGACGATAGGCCACTGGAGGACGCGGATCGTGTCGGGCTTCGCCATGCTCGCCTCCGGAGGTCCCTATAGTCAGAGAGCCGGGGCCGGCATCCCTGCCAGCCCCGGCCCCCGAGAATCACATCGTCGAGGGTCAGGCCTTCGCGAGGCGACCCACGAACTCCGGAGCGTGGTTGCTCACGCCGAACCGGGTGTTCGCGACGTAGAGAACCTGGCGGTTCCGCATCAGGATCTCTCGGCCCGCTTCGATCTCGAGGCCGCTGTCCTTCAGGCCGACCACCGTCGACATCGAGAAGTCGCCGTAGAGGGCGAGCGTCGTGGAGGGGAGACCCTTCACGAGGTAAACAGGGGCACCGAAGATGGTCGGAACCACCCGACCGCCGCCGACCGTGAGGGTCGTCTGCTGAGCGGACCAGATCTTCATCAGGTCGACCCAGCCAGCACGCGAGCAGACCCACGAGGCGGTCCCCATCACGGTCTCGTCGACCTTACCGACCACGTCGGCCAGGTTCGCGAGGCTCGTCGCCGTGGAGCCGGCAGCCACGGTGATCGTGTTGCCGCCAGCGACAGCAGCCGCGAGGCCACCGATCGTCGGGTTCGACGCCTGGCCCGCGAGCCAGAGGGAGTCCATCTTCTGAGCGTAGGCCAGAGCGAACCGCTCCGCCACGAGGCCGGCCACGTCGAGCGGCGAGTCCTCGATCAGGCTTCGCGAGATCGCGACCGAGCCCCGCATCTCGTACATGGTCAGGGCACCGACCGAGGACACAAGGTCCTGATCGGTCGTCGCGGTCCCTTCGGCCACGAGCGACGCGGTCGCGTCGCCGACCTTCGGGAAGTCGATCTTCTGGCCGCGGGGCCGGACGACCGTCGCGAGCTGGAGAGCGACCGACGCGTACTGGAGCCGGTTGACGATCGCGCCGTACAGCTCCTTGTAAACGTACTCGGCACCGATCCCGTCGTAGGTGCTGGAGGTCTCGCCCATCGCTCGGGTCTCGCCCGTGTAGAGGGCCTTCAGGTACGAGCCGACAGCCTCGGCAGCACGCCGCGAGCTGAAGAGCTTGATCCCGCTCCGCACGTCGGCGGGCTCCTGGAAGTCTTCGACGGCTGCCTTCTCGGCAACCTTCGGAGACGAGGCCGAGCCGGTCACCTTCCGGAGGCCGGCGAGCTTCTCGTCGAGGTCACGCTCCGAGCCGGCGTCCTTCGACACGATGTCGGCCTTCGCGATCAGGCCCGCGAGCCGCTCCTCGATCCGGGTCCGCTCCTCGTCGTTCGAGGGCTCGACCGAGCGGAGGGTCTCGATCTCGGTGGCGATCTGGGCGGCTTCGTCCTGGAGGCGAGCGAGTCGTGGCGACGGCATGGGGGAGTCCCTTCGTGTGTCTGGTGGTGTCCTTACCGCACATCACGATATGAGAGGCCGCCGCGGCAGAATCTCGCGGAGCGTTCTACGGTAGGACGTTCAGCGACACGTCCCCGACGTGCATGTCTTCGCACGCTCCGCGACGCATCGCGGGCACTTGCAGCCGCAGCGTTGCTCGATCTTCCCGTCGGGCTTCCAGACTCCGCGGACGCACGTCTTCCCGCAGTCGCAGACCTGCGGCGTCGGCGACGGCGGGGCCGGAGCGTCGACGAGCATCGAGGCACGAGCGGCCGACACGGCCGCGGCGGCCTTCGGGGCCTCGAGGTCGACGGACCTCGGGTCCGACGAGAGCCAGACCAGGAAGGCGATTAGGGCATTCCAGATTCCGGAGAGCATCACCAGCCCCTTCCGTTGTGGATGATCGGATAGCCGTCGTCTCCGACGTTCGCGGACCTGGCGACGTGGTGGTCGGGCTGCGGCTCCTCGGGAGGCTTCTCGGCCAGGAGGGCGACCCAGAGCAGGCTCCGAGCGGCCCTGGCGATCCACCGCACGACCGGCCGGTCGGCGGGCTTCGGCGTGATGTCATGCGACGAGGCGAGCCAGTAGCCGACGATCAGGGCGACAGCGACGGCGGCGAGCGTTCGGCGATCCATGGGATCCTCACGGGGCGAGTGTGAACGTGTGTGGAGCGAACCAGTCGGCGATCGTTTCGGGCGGGGCCGGCGTCAGCCAGTTTCCGTTATGGAGGTCACGCCAGCCGAAGCCGGCGACGGAGCCGACCGCGAAGGAGTCCTTCGCCCGGAGCATGGATTCCACGACGGGCCGCGTCACCCAGAACGAGCCGTCGGGCTGGTCGGCCGGGAACTTGCCGCGGTAGGTGATCCATCGGGGTCCCCAGCTATTCAAACACAGGAGAGCGTCCGACGGTGATCCGTTCGCCTGGTAGCGGACCGCGACGAAACACATCTGGTGAGCCCACTGGCCGGAGGCGGCCGCGTAGCCCTGAGCGTTGGTCGTGCTCGCGAAGCCTTGCATCGAAGCCACAGGCACGGGGAACCCGGCCTCGATCGCGGCGGCAGCCTCGGCCCAGGTGGTCACGAGCGCGACATGGGCGGCCGGGTGCTTCTTCGCGATCGCGTCGAGCTTCCCGCCGTCTCCTTGGCCGCCACATCCGTAGGCTCCCCAGTCCTTCGCTCGGTTCGCGGAGTAGGCCGAGAGGTCGTAGCGGTCGAACTTCTCGCGGTAGACGACGCCCCAGTCGCGGACGAACCGAGCGGCCGCGGCCCCATACGATCCGTCGGAGTAGCCGCCGACCGGCGACGAGCCGTCACCTGATCGGCCGCGGGCCTCGACGCGAGAGCCTCCATAGATTGCCTCGGTGCTCGGGAACGACGGAGGCTCCGCGAGGCGGCCCGTCTCCCAGTCGACGGCCTGGGCGATCCATACGCCGTGAGCCCAGCCCCAGGAAACGCAATCCCCGATCCCCTGGCGTTCGCAGACCCAGGGCTTCCCGTAGCGAGCCAGGTGAGCGCGAGCCGCGGAGCGATAGAGGAACGTGTCGACGCCTTTCGCCTCGCGGACCGTCTCGGCTCCGGCGTCGCGAAACAGCGGCTGGGGCAGCTCCGCGAGGAATCGCTCGACGCCTTGCGGGTCTGGACGGTAGCCGAAGTTTTCGTCCCCCGGCCAGCCGGCAGGGCCGGGGCCGCGGTCGAGCCCGGCGACGATCGCGGCGGCCGCGAGCCCCAAGAGCAGAGCGACAGCCAGCCAGCGAAGAGCGTTAGCGCGAGGCATCGGCGGCAGCCCTCGCGATTTCCCTGTAGGCCGCGACCCACGCCGACCGCTGGGCCGGCGTCAGCGGACCGCCGGACGTGCCGGCCGTCGCGTCCAGGTGTTGCTTGATCACCTCCCTGGCTCTCGGGTGCTTCTCGCCCAGCGAGACGCCGCGACATCGCAGCTCGCGGGCACGCTGCCGCAGATCGTCGACGGCGACGCCTGTCCGGATCAGCGGCTCGGCCTGCATCGCATCCCATTCGATCTCTGAGGCCAACTCCTCCATCAGGGCCGACACGGTCGCGGCGTCGGCCGAGGCGTCGGGGCCGACGAACGTCCCGCGGAGGCTGAAGCCGGGGGCCGGGCCGGGAGCCGGCTGCGGAGCCGGGGACGGTGGAGCGGACGAGCCCCACGCGAACGCGGCCGCCGCGAGCAGGGCAGCCCCGGCGACGTGTCGCCGCTCCAGGGTCGGCAGCGACACGTCGCCGATGTACTTGGTGAACTTGTCGCCGGCGAACGCATAAGCCGCGGCGGCGATCAGGAGGGCGACGATCATCGGGCAAGCCTCACGAGTGGAAGGAGCTGCTCGATCACGCCGCCCGCGAGAGCCAGGACCAGCGACCGGACGGCCGGGCGGGCCACGAGCCAGATCGGGTAGAGCGTCACCGGGACCGCGTAGTCGGCAACGGCGTCGAAGAGCCGGGCGACCGCGTCGATCGCCATGAACTTCTTTTCCCGCCCGGAGAGCGTCGCCACGGAGTCGAGGGCCGAGACGACAAGCCGGAGGAGCGCGAGGAGCAGCTCGCCGAACTCCGACCAGGTCAGGCCGTCGGCGGCCGCGACCTTCGCGGACGCGATGTAGGTCGTGATCTTGTCGAGGAGGCCAGGCTGGTCGACTGCTTCGGTGATCGGAACGGTCGTGATGCTCATCGCTTCCGCCTCCAGACTTGATCGGCCGGGACCACTTGTCGGCGACGTTGCCGGCAGCTCTGACACTCGACGTATCGGACCTGGCGGTCGCCGGCCCGCTTGCTCGACTCGACGCGGCAGCGGCCGCCGCAGGTCGTGCATAGGCTCATGTTTTCGTCCCGACGAGGACCATGTCGTAGGTGGCCGCCAGCGTGTTGCCGGAGATTGAATACGCGATCACCTTGTCGATCGGAGTCGCCGTCGCGGAGCCCTCGACATTCGACACACCGACCGACCAGAGCAGGACACCGCCGGGATGGACCTCGGCGCTCCAGTAGGGAGTCGACGACGAGTCGGCGAGCATGATCCCGAGGAACTGGGCCGCGCTTGTGTTCTTCACATAGATAAGTCGGACCTTGTCGATCGACGCGGTGTAGGTCGTGCCCGACTGGGTCGGCACCGTCACCGACGAGAGCGTGGTCGTATCGGTCCCGGAGGTGGCGACGCTGCCCGACTTCCTGATGTAGATATTCGCCTGGCTCGCGCCGGTCCCGTTCGCGAAGGCGATATTCTCCAGCACGACGGACGAGTCCGACACGGACCCGACGGTGAGCGTGTTCGTCAGGTCGCAGTCGATCCGGAGGAGCCCGGAAACGGTCAGAGCGGAAGGCATAGCGTCCTCGTGTTAGCCGGCGTTGATTCGCATTCGGGCGACGGCGGCCGCGGCGGCAGCCTTCGATCCCGCGAGCGTCGAGACCTTGAACGATCGAGCCGCCGGGGCCGGGGCCGCCACGATTCCCTCGGGGTAGTCGTCGACCCACACGTCGACCGCGATCCCGGCCGCGGCGGCCGCGTCGCGCTTCTGGGTGTCGGCCCCGCACAGGATCAGGTCGCCGACCTCGAGGTCCGCGAACGCGAGCCGCAGCTCCTCGCGGTTTTCGTCGGTCGCCTCGCGTCGCGAGATACAGACGACGCGGTTCCCGGCGGCCGTCGCCATGTTGACGAACGAACGCCAGAGGCCAGGGGCCGCGGTGAACGTCCGGTCGTAGTCGAGCGAGATCACGAGCCCGCGGCCCTCGGCCCTGTGGTGGACGAGCCCTCGGGCTTCGCGCCAGGCCGACAGGGACCGAAGGCCGACGGAACTATTGGGATACGCGGCGTGTGTTACTGGGCTTACGTCAAAGATCGCCGCGTCGGTGATCGTCCTAGTGACGTTGCCGGCGGGATCCTCGTCCCAGGTCTCGCCTCGAGGATCGGGCAGTGAGAACGCGAAAGACGATCCGAAGATGTAGCCTTCCCGGATCAGCGGAAGGACCTCGGCAGTCGTCGGCGTGCCGACCGGAGGGGTCGCCCGGAACACGAGCCCCTTCTCGTTCTCCTGGATCTGGAGCGTGCCGTTCGTCGTCCGGCCGAGGACGGCGGAATCCATGTGGTTGTATTTCGCGACAACGTCGGCGGCCCCTCGCGGATCGTTCGGCGAGCGGTCGAGCCACTTCCGGAACGCTCCGGGCATAAAACGCTCTTTGAAGCCTCCGAGATCGACGCTCCATTTGTTCCATGGGGGAGCCATGCCGACGATCTGCGGCCGGCCGTCGTCGCGGGTCTCCAGCCGCAGCTCGATGTCAGGGTCGCCAGCCTGGGCCAGATAGCGGGTCTCAACTTGCGACATCGTTCTCGCCTCCGTCCATGGGATCCGCCGACAGGTCCGAGACTCGCTTCCCGACCGTGAACTCGGTCGCCTGCCCGCCTTCGTGAATGCGAACCGAGGCGGCCGGCGAGTCGGGCGACGCGGAGATCGCGAAGGGCGACCCTTCGACACCGAGGACGCCGTCGGTCATCAGGTGCTCGATCGTTCCCTCGCCGCCGTCGAAGTAGACGTACTGGCCGAGAGCGAACCCGCCGGCCTGGTCGACGCTCTCGCCTTCGGACGACTGATCGTCCGGCGAGTCCTCGGCGGCGGGCGGCAGCGGCTCGCCTCCGGCGGCCCCGGCCTGGGCGGCCGCGGCGTCGAGCGTCGAGAAGCCGAGCTGGACGAAGGTCTGGTTCGCGGCCGGAGTGTCGAGCAGCTCGAAGTCTTCCCTGTCTCTTATTTCGTTCGGCGTGATTGATCCGAGGTTCCAGAGCGTTTGATACAGGGCCGCTCGGCCGGCGGTGTCGGCCCGCAGGATCCCTCGCGTGTCTAGCTTCGCGTATACGTCCTCCCCATAGACCGGCTGGAGGGCCATGTCGATAGGCGACTCCATGCGGCGAGCCCACGGCAGGAGGCACCAGACCTGGGCGGATAGGTGCTCCTGCTCGACCGTCGAATACTTATTCATCTTCGCGTCGCCGAGGAGCGTCGAAGGGACGCCCCAGTGACGGCACACGTCAGGCAGGATCGCGTCTCGCAGCTCTTGAAACTGCGACGCCTCCATCGAGTTTGAGTCGATCGGCTTCAGTCGCGTCTTCTTCGGAAGGACGGCGGCCTTCCCGCGGTTCTCGGCTCCGCCGTAGACCTGGTGGAGCGACTCGCGAAGAGCGTCGACCGCTTCGTCGGGGATCTTCTCGTCGGTCTCGAGGACCATGTCGGGGCGAGCGGAGTTGTCCCAGAACGCGGTCGCCGCGGTGTCGAGTTTCTGAGCCAGGCGGATCGAGGTCGCGCACATCTCGGCCGGAGCATGGCCGACGATTCCGTTGTCGCTGATCCACTTCCAGTGAAGGACCTGCTCCTGTGGGATCGTCTCCCACACTCCGCGGTCCGTCCAGAACTTGTAAGACAGCGAGTAGTCGTCGAGCTGCTCGACCTTCACCCGCGACGGGTGCATCGGCACGAGCTGCGACATCCAGCCGCGGTCGCCGGAGAGGATCCTCGCGTAGCCGTTGCCGTGGAGGGCCGCCCAGTAGGCTTGCAGTAGGTAGAAGTCGAACGCCGACTGCCAGCGGTTTGGCCGCTTGCGGAGCGTGTAGGCGGCCGGGATGTCGGCCTTCTCGCGGCGGCCGTCTGGCCGGTGCCGCATGATCTGGACCGGGCAGATCGCGACGGCCTGAGCGATCCAGCGCACGACCCCGAAAATCGAGGAGACGCGGATCGCGGTCTCGGGTCCGATGTTCCCCGGAGAGATCGCTCCGAACGCGTAGGGCGACCCGAGCGAGGTCGACCGAAACGAGATAACGCGAGCGGCCGCGGCGGCCTTCGCCGGGGAGCGGCGGCGGCTGCCGCGGCCTCCATTGGCGGTCGGCTTGCGGCTGGGCTTCTTTTCGGGCACGGGCGGCGACCTCGTGGACGGTGCCCGCCAATATCCCAGCGGCCCGCCGGGCAGAATCTCGCTACAGGACGCGGATCCGCCACTCGTCGAGGCTCCGGCCGGTCCCCGTGTCCTCGTCGGTGGACGCGAGAGCGAGGGCATTCACGAGAGCCGCGACGCCGTCGATCTTCTCCGTACTCTTCGCCTTGTCGGGTTTAATCATCCCTGTGGGATCGGTGTAGACACAAACGTTGTTTGCGTTCCACTGGGCGACCGGATTCCCGCCCGTGCGGAGCCGCTTCTCGACGACCAGGGCCTCGAGGAGTTTACATGGCGAGTTGAGCGTCGACGTTTTTTGCGCTATGTCCTTCGTCGTGATCCCTTCACGCTGGAGCAGCGTCTCGAGGGCTCCGGCCTGCCAGGGGTCGCAGCCCACGGCCTTGATCTCGTGGGTCTCGCCATACGCGATGATGTCGCGAGCGACGCTCTCGTGATCGAGCCGGTGTCCATCGGTGACAGTCACCCAGCCGTCGCGGATCCAGGCGTCGTAGGGGATCCCTTCGCGGACACGGTCGGCCACGGTCTCGCGTGGGACCCAGTAGCGCCACTCGACCGAATAGGAGCCGTCCGACTCCTTGAACACGAACGCGGCCGCCGTCATGTCGAGATTCGACGCCAGGTCGACGCCGACCCAGCACGGCCGGCCCTCGGTCGGATCGAGCGGACCGGCGGAGCAGGCCGACCAGTCGTCGCCGTGGAACCAGCGAGCGTCGGCCTGTGCCCAGATTCCGAGCCGGTATCTGAGGAACGCCGTCATCTTCGTCGGGGCCGTGAGGGCGTCGGCGTAGTCGGCCGCGAAGTCCTTCTCGGTTATCGTGACGCCGATCGACGGGTTCGCCTCACGCCACACTTCCGGGTCGCCGTAGCCGCGAGGGTCGTCCGGCTTCGCCTCGTAGATCTTCCCGAAGAATGTCGGGTTAGCGGCCGGGTTCGCTTCGACCAGCCGGGCGTCCTCGTACCATCGAAAGCCAATCCCGTTCCGGGACTCGCCGGCCGTTGAGATCGCGACGACGAGCGGCTGGGATCTCGCGGCCCCGGCGTAGGTCAGGGCCTGGACGAGGTCCGGCTTACGGTGAGCGTGTAGCTCGTCGATCACGACGGACGACGCGTCGATACCTTCAGCTCTCCACGAGTCGGCGGCGAGGCAGGTGTATCGACTGGCCGTCGGCTTATGGACGATGGTCGACCGCGAGTCGATCACCTCGAGGGCTCGCGTCAGCTCGGGGTTTGCCCTGACGCTCGCGGCGACGGCACGGTATATGAGCCCGGCCTGGATTCGGTCCACTGCCGCGCCGTAGACGGCCGCGCCGGGCTCGCCGTCCGCGAGCAGGTGATACAGGACGAGGGCAGCCATCAGCGACGACTTCCCGTTTTTCTTACTGACGAAGATCGCGGCCCGGCGGTAGCGTCGCAGCCCGTCGTCGTCGACCCAGCCGTAGAGCGGTTCGATGATGTCGTGGATCTGCCACGGCATGAGCTTCATCGGCTTCCCGGCAAACTTCCGGCCGCTCGTCATCGTGACGAACTGCTGGACGAACTTCACGACCCGGTCGGCTCGCTCCTGCTCGAACTTGTAGCCCGGGACGTATTCGGGCCGCTGCTTCCATGCCGGACCCGCGAGCCGCTTCTTAGGCTCGGCCTTCGATGAACGCTTGGAGGGTGTCCTTGATTTCGCCACGGTTGACCTCCATCCCAGCACGGGCCGACGGCGTCAGGCCGTATTCCTGCTCGATCCTGAGCATCGAGTGGGCCAGCTTGACGAACATCGTCGCGGCCGGCGTCGATTGCATGTATTTCACCTTCCCGTCCTTGTCGCGGATCACGAGCACGTCGAGCCCGCGACGGATCTGGTCGAGGTAGCGGACCCACTGCTCGTACATGGCACAGTAGCGGCCGATCGCTTCGACATCGGCCGGCGTGATCAGGCCCATCGCTTCGAGCTGCGGAACGACCTCGTCCCACTTCTCGCGAGCCTTGCCCGTCACCCAAGCCGGGGCGACGACGGCCCCGGCCGGCGGGACCGGCTCGTCGGCGTGCTTGCCTTCTTTCGACGGGTCGCCCCGCAGAAGGCGGAGAGCTGTCGGTTGTTTACGCGGTCCGCGTTTTCCCACTGGGGGCCTCCTCGCGTGTGGCCTTCTTGCCGGTCAGCGTTTCCCACCGCCTGACGATCACGTCGCAGTAGGCCGGCGAGATCTCCATGCCGTAGCACTTGCGGCCCAGTTGCTCGGCGGCGATGAGCGTCGTGCCGGAGCCGCAGAAGGGCTCGTAGACGTTCCCTCCATCGGAGCAACAAGCCGCGATGTATGCCGCCGGAAAAGCGACCGGGAACATCGCCGGGTGTTTGTCCAGTTCTTTATCTCGCGACTTCACTACATCGCACCTAAACACGGTGCCCAACTGGCGGAGCTTGGACGTTGTGCTTTCGGCTGGTGTGGTTGATCCGTCTTCTTGTCGACGGGTGCCTTCCGTTTTCCTTCCGGCTGTTTTGTTTGGGACAGTTTTGTTTAGCGTTCGAGACTCCCTTCCGAACACGAACACAAACTCATGATCTATCGTGAACATGGCGGTCGCCTGCCCGATCGTGTAGCCAAATCCAGAGCGGTCCCATACGTTCCAGCTCAGCAGACCGAGGCCGCACGACTCGGCGGCCGATATGTAGTGATCCCAATACCGAACGACTACGCCCCTATCTCGCTTCATCCCAAGATTCACGCAGACCAGATCGGCGTATGGTTGCGACTGCGTAATAAACGCCGATAGTTTTTCTGGCGAGAGGTCGGAGTTTCCGTCGTACGATCTCTGGTCGGAGTAGGGCGGAGACGTGAACAGGATGTCGATATTCGCCCCCGCCATCAGCCGCTCGACATCCTCCGCCTTCGTCGAGTCGCCGCAGAGCAGGCGATGTTCCCCAAGGATCCACAGGTCGCCCGGCTTCGTGATCGGATCGACCGGCGGATCGGGGACCTCGTCCTCGACGATTTCCTTTGCGTCGTCCTGGTAGAGCTCGGCCGCCTCGGCCAGGTCCGCGTACATCTGCTGGAGCCCTTCGCTCCCCGTGTCGACTTCGCGGAGGAGGGCGTCGAGGGCGACGGCGTTCGTCTCGGCCAGGGCCGCGAGCGGGTCTAGCGAAAGGAGCAGCTTGTCGGCCTCGGCCTCGTCGATGTCGAGGACCAGGACCGGGACCTCCTGGTCGGGCGTGGTCTCGGCCCGCAGGTGACCGTCGACCAGGATCAGGGAGCCGTCGGGCAGCTCGCGGGCGAGCAGGGCGTCGGCGTAGCCGACTTCTGCCAGGATCCCGCGGAGGGCGTCGGCCTGGGCCTTCGGGTGGGTTCGCCAGTTTTTCGGGTTCGGCGTCAGGTCGCCGGCCCGGACGCGGCGTAGTTCGCGGACGCGGTCTCGGATCTGCATTGTGGGCCTCCAGGCCCTTACGGTACGGGAGTGGTGGTCCGGATCAATCTGGCCCCCTTATCGAAAACCTCCGGAAATACGCGTCGAGGGCTCGTGGGGTCTTCCGTCCTTTTTTGGCCCCGCGGCCGACCCCACCCCCTTTTCGATCACAGCCTGCCTCGCCTCCGCTGCTCTTCCCTGGTCTTCGTGCCGTGGCACGACTGGCACAGCGTCTGTAGGTTCTCGTCGTCGTCCGTCCCGCCCTCCTCGAGGGGCTGGACGTGGTCGACGTGGGCGGCCTGGCCGTAGACCACGCGAGAGCAGGACCGACACACGAACGCGTCCCTCCGCAGGATCCGCAGCCGGCGAGCCTTCCAGTCGGCGGTCCTGTAGTGGGCGACCTCCTTCGTCGCGGTCGTGCGACGCATACGCGGAGGCTTCCAGCGTTCGACGCGTTGCGTCACAGGGGGTCGGCCTCGATCGGTGGCATGAGAGCAACCGCGTCAGCCCATGGGATCACGTCGACGGCCGACATCATGTCGGGCGTGATGTGCGAGAAGAGCCCCTCGAGGAGCCCGCCAGGCCCGACCTCGCTGAGAATGTCACCGCATAGGCAATATCGGCCGTCGGTGAGCTGGACGCCTTGGTGAACGTGCCGCGGGTCGCCGTACTCCGTTTGCAGTTGATACAGAGCCAACGCGATTTCGTAGGGGTAGACGAGCGCGATCGTCCGCGAATCTTCGTAGGACAGCGGTAGCGGTATCTGGTCGAGCGTCACGACGTTCGCCCCATGGAAGTGTTGAACGCGAGCATCGCGGAATAGAACGAGGCGACCTGCACGGAAGTCATGGCGAGGCCGATCGAGTAATGCCGCAGCGCCATGCCAGGTTGATCACCCAACTGCGAGCCGGAGTTGTTGAGCCGAAAAACGAAAAACGGAAACGACACTGACGCGATCCCGGTAGTCGCAGTGGTATTGGTCGCGTTGATCGATCCGTTTCGGTAGAACTCCAGCAACGTAGTGGCGGCTCTTTGCGCGAGCAGAAACGCCGCTGGTCGCGCTCCGTTAGTCCAGCCAGTCGAGAGAACGTTAGTGGTCTTCCCGCATCGAGCGGAATCAGTCGACGCTACGGTTGTTCTTATTGAGACCTGCAGCGCAAACCTGTCAGTGCCTCCGTTGTTCACGCCCAAAAGGTAGGGGTCTGTTTCCCCTGCGCCGGTTGGCCCATGCCAGGCGGACAGGTGCAGCCCCTCCCACTGCGCCGCAGTCACCAGCGACGTTGTAAATCCAGTGTCGAGGTGTTTACTTGTCGAGAGCCCGGCAGTCAGCCCAACCGATTCCGAGTAATCCCCCGACACGAACGCACTCGCGCCGCCCGCGTTGGTATCGACCGCTCCGCCAAACTGCGCCCCGGTCAGGCTTCGCCCACGAAACAGCGGAGTGATCGCGGCATTCAGCCCTGTCCCGCTGAAGACATTCAGCCGCAGAAACCGATCACGAATCCCGGCCGCGTCGATCGCGTAGCACAGACGGCTAACTTTCGCGAGCGTGGCCGTCGATACGCTCGCCCCCTGCGCCACGACTCGAGTAGACCAATCGGCCGCGTCCGGATGGATCGGGGCGAGCCGAAGCGTCGAGACTCGTCGGATCGTCGAGGCGTTGGATACGGTCACGAGATTTCAGACCCGAAGAGCGAGAACGACAGCGAGGCCGAGGACGCGTAGACGGTCACAACATCCGTGGTCGCCAGCGTGATACCGAGCGTCAGGAATGCGGAGTCGTTCGCAGTCAGCGACGAGTCGAAAACGAGGTAATGAGTCGCCGCCAGCGTCGCCCCGGCAGGCCGGACGGCGACACGGAACGTCGCGGACGACGCTCCCTGGTTGCAGACGGAGAGCGTCGAGGCGACGGCCGACGTAGCGGACGGCACGGTGTAGAGCGTTGTCGCCGTGGTCGCGGATGGATTCGACTGCCCCAACACTTTGTAGGCGGACGGCATTACAGGCCCCCGAGGAGAAACGGATGGACGAACGACTCGACCGACTGCTGAGCGTTCGTGGATAGTCGCGAGTCTGAGAGCGTGCCGCTCGTGATGTCGCTCGCGGCGTGGACGTGGCTCGTCGGCGTCCTCGCGTCGGACAGCCGCGAGTCGTTCCCCTGGCAGGCCGTGCCGGCCGTCGTCCCGTAGGTCACGCCTCCGAGCGTCGAGGTCGTCGCGGCCGGCAGCGTGTAGGTCGAGATCGCGGCCCAGGTCTGGTCGCCGCGGAGGTAGGTCGAGGCCGAGGCGGTGCCGGAGGCCAGGCGGGCGGTCGGGATCGTGCCGGTGAGATTTGTCGCGTCCACAGCCCCACTAAAAGCTGCGGCCTCGATCACTCCTGGCGTCTGCACGTCGCCGAGAGCGTTCACCGAAAAAACCGAGGCGGCGTCGTATGTGACCGAGAACGGAACCAAGTCCGCTGGAAAGTTTCCAGCGGTTACGTTTGGCGGCGATACCGTCACCGCCGAAGGTGCGACGGCCTGTCCGGAAACCACCTCCGCTATCGTGCCGGTCGAAAGTTTTCCGCCGGTCGTGGTCGTGACTATCCGCCCCGACACCGTGCCGACCGTGATCGGGTCGGACCCGGCCGAGGCATGGCTTGACGCGTGGGTCGACGGCGAGAACGTCGCGGGCTTGTCGGTGATCCCGGCCCAGGTCGTCGTCCCGGCCGGACCCGTGGCCCCGGTGGCTCCGGTGGCCCCAGGCGATCCCGTGGCCCCCGCAGGCCCGGTCGCTCCCGCCGGACCCGTCGCTCCAGTCGCGCCGGTGGCCCCGGTCGGACCGGCAGGCCCGACGCCTCCAGAGACCGACGCGTTCACCGTCTGGCCGCTGGTGGAGACCTGGACGTTCTGATCGGTGACGTTTACTTCGATCGGCATCAGCGGACGACCTCCCAGATCCCCTCGAGGGCCGTCTGGGCGTTGCCAGCGGCCGGCGTCCAGACGAGACGCCACAGATACGTCCCGGCCGCCACGTTCGCCGCGGCAGCGGCCGACAGCCCGACGTTCACCTGGCCGGTCGCGAGATTCACCGTCGACACCGTCAGGGCCTGGACGGTCGCGAACGTCACGGCCGACACGATCTCGGCCGAGAATGTGTAGCCGGTGAGGGCGATCGAGAAGTCGAGCAGTTGCGACACGGCCTGGCCTTGCTTCACGATGATGTTCAGCGTGCCGGGCGTTGCGGATACGGTAGCCATGACGAAAAGCCTACGCGTCGTCTAGCGGGGCGAATCTCGGGTTCCAGCGAGTCGCGGTCTCGTCCTCGCTCCACCGCTCGGCTCGCAGCTCGGCAGCGCGACGGTAGATTTCCTCGACCGGTATGTCGACGAACTCCGGCTGCGGCGGATACTCGACCCCTGGACGCGGACCGTGCTTCCCAGGAGGCAGGTCGGAGAGTTGACCGTGAAGGGCACGGTAGACCCGCTTCACCGGCACACCCGCAGCCGCGGCCGCCTCGGCTCGCGTTGCTCCGTTGGCAATCGCTCTCCGGACGATCCGCTCCTGGGCAGCCGTCAGGATCCGTCCGCTGTTCGCGAACCGTGGACGCCTCACGGAGGCAGGCTCCGGATCGTGATCCCTGTCCGCGGTCTTTCCCCACAAATCGCGTAGCGTTTCAGGCAGCGGCCCTCGACGACCTGCGAATCGTCCTTCCACACGGACCCGGTCTTCGTGATCGCGTCCGCGACGCCTTTCGCGAGATTGTCCCAGTCGCCACACCGCAGGCCCGGCCAGGCCGGAGCCGTCGTCCGCAGCTCGCCCGAGGTGGTCAGGTGGGAAAGTGGGCGGCCGAACACACAGACGACCTCGAGGACGAACGCGGAGGAATCGTCCAGTGAGATCCTCCGACGTGCCGCCTCGGCCTTCACGAGCAGGCCGACCGCCTGCTTGAACGCGACGATCCCGTTGTCCGGCGTGTACATGCGGCCGCCGCGGGTGCTTCGTGCCCGCGGCTGGGGAACGGCGTCGCCTGGTATCTCGACGGTGAACTCCACGATCCGCCTCCATGCGGACCTTCACCGTAGATTTCCTGCCCTGCGAATCAACTCACGCTAGGTGGATATGGAGCCGGTGGGCTGCGAAGAAGTCGTAGGAGTCGTCGTCCATGAAGACGACGATCGACAGCTCGGCCCGCTTGAATCCGTACTTGATCATCAGCCGGTCGCGGAGGTCCTGGAGCCGGTCGGCTCCCTTCCCGGTGAACTTGGGGAAGACGACGCGTATGAACGTGTGATAATCGTGGAAGTGATCGACCCAGAGCTTCGTCGGCGTCGCGACCCCATCGCCGAACACGGCGACGAACTCCTTCTCTAGCTGCTCGGTCGTCAGGTGTAGGCAAGCCATCCGTGGCCCTCCGCGGTCGAGTCTATTGGCGTCCTGTGGCGGGCGGATTCACGCCCTGTGTCCTCCGCCTTGTGGCCGGCTGATCCCGGCGTTCCATTTCGCGATCTTCGCGCTCGCGGCCTCCTCGGTCTCGGCCATGCGTCGCCCGATGTGAGCCTCGCGGAGTTTGCGGGCTTCGATCTCGATCGCCGGAGCGAGCCGAAGACTCGACATGCTCGCGGCGTCCTCGGCCGGGTCCACCCACGGCTCGACGCCTGTGTTGATCGGTCGTCCCATTACGCGACTCCCTCCTGCGACCTGATCTGCTCCGCGAGTTTCCGCTTCGTCGCCTCGAACGCCGCGGCGTCGCTCCCCGACCACGCCTGCGGAGGCGGCCGGTCTTCCTGACCGCCTCGGTAGCCGCCGCGGGCCGGCTGATCGCGAGCGTTGTCGAACTGGCCCCCGAGGACCTTGTCGACGAAGCCCGGCGCGAGGATCTGCGGCAGCGTCACCGGGTCGCGGAAGTATTTACACCGCGGCAGGGCCTCGATCGCCGCCAGGGCCTTCTCGAACCAGCCATCCTCCGAGAGCCGGTCCCCGACCTTGTCGGGCGGCCCAGGCAGCCGCCAGGGGCGACCCGTGCCAGCCGCCCAGGCCTTGCGGAGCGTCTCCCAGCCGGCAGGCCCGGCAGGGGCTCGGTCCGGGTCCCCTTGCGCAGCCGTCACGGGGGAAGAAGAAGAATTTCTATCTCCTCTCTCTCTGGCGCGTTGCGCCCCGGTCGGGGGCGCTGAGCGCCCCGGCTGGGGGCGCTTAGCGCCCCCGACCTTGTCGACCTGGTGTCGGACGGTCGCCAGAGCCCTTGATTTCGCGGCTTTTGAGAACCTGGCGTCCCATCCGGGGATACCAACGGTCCCATTCTCCGCGTCGATCACGAGCCAGCCCACGTCCTGGACCGCATACCAAAAGGCCTCGTCGCCCCCGCAGACCTTCGACAGGAGACGGAGCGACATCCGGGCCGACCCGTCAGAGCTGTTCAGGGCCGACCATCCCCAGAGCATCAGAAGCCGCCCGACGACCTGGTCGACCTCGAGGCCGGTCCGGTCGACGAGGTCGAGGACCTCGGGCTTCTGGGGTAGGCAAACGTCGTAGGGAATCCATTCACCGGCCATGTGTGGCCTCCTTCAAAAGTCAAACCCGAGTTGACGCTCGCTCATGTGTTTTGCGCCGTTCAGCAGGTGCCATGCGTCAATGAACGGATAGATGCTGACGATCCTGATGTCGTTAGGTACAGATCCGTCGTCACGAGAAATGGCACCCGAAGGAACGACGTACCACGATCCACTAATGACGATCGCGAACACATCAACCTCACCTGCCTTGTAGGCGATTCCGGTTCCCCTGGCTGATGTTTTCATCTCAATACTTGAACGCGTCCAATGTCCAATCGTCCGCTTCTTAACCTGCACGCGGAGCCCGTTAACGATCAGATCCCATGTCGAGTTCTGTGATGCCGAATGAGTCACGCTGTAGCCAAGAGAAAGGCATATTTCTGCCGCCATTTCCTCGGCCCGCTTTCCGTTTATTTCTGCCTCGCAAGTCATGTCGTAGCCCTCGCGGCCTTCGCCCTCCATAGCCTTCCGCCGCTCGTACCGTGTCCCTTGCTCCTCGCGACGAATCCGGCCTCCTCAATCAGCCCCATCCGCTTCAGCTTCAGGAACACAGCCCCGAACGCTCTCGCGTCGTGCGGCACGATCCCGAGCCGCTGACAGTGGTCGACGAGCTGCTCACCGCTGCGGGCTTGGCCGTCGGCCAGGACCTCGAGGACCGCGGCCCTGGCCCGATCGGCGTCGAACGCGGTCGTCCGCTCGGCCTTCGCGGCGCAGGCCTCGGCCGCGGCCTGGCCTGCGGCGGCCGGCTTCGCCTGGGCGAAGATCGGCAGTGCCTCGATCGCGTCCATGCTCGTGCGTAGAGTCATGATCAGTCCCCCGTCCAGTTGGTGCCGGCCCGTGGCCCGGCGTAGCCGAGCTGCTGCGGAGCGTTGCCCCACCGCTCGAACCAGGCCCTCCGGACGGCCAGCTCGTCGGCGTAGGGTCGCGATCCGTCCATCGATTCCATGGCGACCGCGTTCGCGATCCGCATCGCGGCATGCCGGTCGGCTGCCGTGTTGATCGCGTCGATCGCGTCCGTGATCGTCATCCGTCCCTCCGTGTGTTGGCCCCGTGTCGTGGGGCATCCGCCTAGTGCCGGTCGTCAAGGCGAACGACCTCACTAGGAGCCGGTGTTATGTCGCGACCGCCGGCGGCGCTCTCCCTGTGGCCGAGATAGGCAGCCACTACGGACGGGAGCGGCCGGAAGATCAAAAAGGAATGTCGTCCCCCGGCATCCGCGACGCGTCGTCGGCTTTCTGTGCCGCCGTCCGCTTCACCGGCGGCCTCGAGGTAGGCGGAGCGACGGCCCGCTCGACCTGCGGCTTCGCGGTCGCGGTCTCGACGACCTGCTCGGCCGGCAGGAACTCGCCGACGTTGACGAACGTCTTCCCGTTGCCGGCCTTGTGGTAGATCCGGGCTCGGACGCGACGGCCGACCAGGTCGGTGATCTCGCCGGCAGCCCACTCCTCGCGGGTCATGCCGACGGCCTGGCGGAGGCTCGACAGGATCCGCCGGCCCCAGTCGGCCTTCGGGATCCGGGCGAACACCCAGCCGAAACGTCGCTCGTCGTGGACGAGCCGGAACTCCACCTTGTCGCCGTGGTCGATCACCTCGCGGACCTGGAACGAGTGGTCGCCCTCGGGGACCAGCTCGCGATCCGGAGCCCGCGAGTCGTCGCGGACAGCAACCGGCGGAAAATCATCATCAAGACCCCAGTCCATCGCGTGTCTCCTGTTCTTGGGATTTCGCGGTCGCGAACTCGATCACGGCGATCAAGTGGTCGCGGCCGTAGTGGTTGTGTCCGTACTGTTTCTCCGGCTTCGGCAGGTGAGCGATCGCCGTTCTGATCTCGTAGCGTGTCATCCGATAGCCTGCGGCCTGGCTCGCGTCGACCAGGTCCGAGCAGCGGAACCAGTCGCGATCGTGGTCGTGCCGCAGGCCCGAAAACGTCAGGTGTTCGAGGCTCGTCACGAGGCGACCTCCGCGACAGGCTCGATTTCCTTGTGCCGCTCGTTCACCCGGTCGGTGAGCTGCGACCACTCGTCGGCCGTGATCTGGTCCGTCGAGACCAGCTCGTCGAGACGGTTCCCGATCTTGCCGAGCGTCCGGACGTTCGCCGCCTGGGCGATGAACAAGGCGATCTGAGCGTAGAGCGGCCCTTCGGGCGGCTCGAACCGATCGACGTGGGCCACGGTCATCCCTGGTGCGACCTCCTTGACAGATTTGGTCAAGGGAGCCGCCGCCGGAGTTTTGCCGTTGTTCAACCACTCCGCGAGCTGCCGGCCGAGGTCCTCGCCGGCCTCGCGAATCACAGCGTCCTTCAGGAAAGCGGCCCGCGTCTTCGTCACGACCAGGTCGTGGTCCTGGGTCACGTCGCCGACGACCGTGAACTCGTACTCGAGGCCGTCCCGCTGGACCGGCTGGAGCCCGACCTTCCGGACCTGGTTCCGGCCGCCCACGTTCTCGACGACATACTCGACCTTAGACCGGAGGGTACAGATCACATGGAGCGGAGCCCCGAGGATCGCGTCGACGAGCGAGTTGTGCCTCGGGGTCGCGTCACGCCAGGCCCCAAAGTTTCCCCCGCCCTGGTTCCGCTTTCCGGCGTTGTCGACGAACTCCAGGATCCCGCCCTTCCCTGACCAGGCATGGGACAGCGAGTCGATCACCAGCGTCGCGTATCCGCCGTCGGCTGCGGCCTTGATCGCGTCGATAAACCGCTCGACCCCGTAGGTGTCCAGCTCGATCACGTCAAAGTCGAGCCCACGCTCGCCGGCGTAGAGGCTCGCGGAGCCTCGCTCCGTGTCGATCACCGCGACCGGGCCGCCCAGCCCTGCCGCGATCCGGAGGGCCGTCATCGTTTTCCCGCTGCCGGCCGGGCCGATCAGTCCGAGCCGCAGCTTCGCGGCTGCCTTCGTTGCCTTCTTAAATCCGCTCATCTCGAATACCTCCTCACGGTGTCGATGTCGATCCACCCTGTCTCGCGGAACACCCGGAGCAGGGTCTCGCGGTCCGTCTCCGACGGCCGCGATCCTTTGCCATGGCCTCCAGCCAGGCCGGCATCCCGCCGGCATCCCTCTCGGTCGGGCTCCGCCCGGCCGAACTCATCCAGTGATCGGAAGTAGGCGATCCCGACGATCGCGAGGCCGGCACAGCCGAAGGCGATCCCGAGGACGGCTCCGACGAACAATGCGGCGGCGTTCATTTCCACACCTCGCCTTCCTGGTCCTCGAGGTAGGGCATCGCGTGTTCGAGGGCCGCCCGAGCCCGGAGCAGGACGGCCCGGTTCACCGGGCAGCCGCAGGCGTCGACCTCGTCGATCAACGCCTCCAGCGACCGCAGCGGACGCCAGGCCGCGATCGCCAGGTGGCGAGCGAGCCTGGCACCGCGAGCGACCGGGTGGTGCCGGTCGTGGGTGTTCCGGTGAAGGGCCGTGTCGTTTCGCGAGATCATGCGTCCCATGGTCTGGCTCCTTAGAAGGGCAGGATCGCGCCGTCCGGCCACGGCCGGCCGTCGATCACGCGGAGCGTCTTCTCGTCGTCGGTCTCGACCACGACGAGCGGCCGGTCGCCTTCCTGGATTCGGACCACGCGGCCCGCTTCCCATTCGGTGTCCGTGTGGGTCTTCAGCCGGTAGGCGATCCGGTCGCCGATGCTCGGCAGGTGACAGGCCGTCGGCCGTCCGTAGGTCTCGGCCATGCCGTCCGCTGCGGCCTGATATTCGCGTTCGTGGGCGTCCATCTCGCGTCCTTTCGTTGATGGTCTGAAGTGAACACGCGTACATGCGTTTCGTCAAACGTTTTTTGGTGTGGTTTCGTCCGTGAAAAACACTGAGCGGAGGAGTCGAAAAGCTTGTCGGCACCTCTAGCGTCGGAGTTAGAACTGTGGCAGCCCGAGCATTCTGGCGGCCAACGCGAGTAGCTCGACGATGTCGTGGACTGCCTTCGAGGCCGGAGATTCAGTCCCCAGCTCCTGGCCGATCCTGACGAGGATCAGGGAATGAATTGCAGCGTTCCATGTGCGTTTCATTGGATAGCCTTCCGTGGCGTGCACGCCCTGCGGCACTCGCCGCGATGGTGGGCAATATAGCGTCGGCGTTAGAAGTGTCAACACCTAAATAAATCGGGATAAAGGGGCAGCTAGTTTGCCTTGAACCCGCCGGCCGGTCGGCCGGTCTTCCGCTTAGCCTTAGCCCGCTTGCGGACCTCGGCCTCGTCGAACACGCGGGCCGTCGGGGCCGCGAGCCACGAATGTAGCCCGCCTTCGGACGGGTCGAGGGCGGCGAGCTGGCGAATGCGACCCATGGTCACGCCGAGGATCTTCGCCGCCTCCGCCGTGCCGATCAGTTTCCGTCCTTCTGGTAGTGCCACGACCATGCTCCAAATCTAACGCCGCGGATAGTCGAGTCAAACTGTCCGACCAGCCCGACCCTCACGACCTGCCCAGCCGGCGCGACCGTTTGCATTGGTCGGCCGGCGAGGAAAGAGTCGAGGTGTCGGGCAGATTTCGAGTGGAGGCGAGGGGAGTACAAACGTTCAGGTGAGGGGAGTCGAATAGTGGTGGACGCGTGTACAGTCCGGTAGGCTGCCCGGCATCTAAACAAAAAAGGAAGTGATGCCATGCGTTCTATGTTGCTTCGTGATGCGTTTCGTCGGTATGCCTTGCTCCGTGAGTTGAAGCCCAACACGGTTTCGCACTACAGGATGCTCTTCGATCGTCTGGAGCGATTCTTGAAACGACCGCCGACGGTCGGGGACCTCGAGGACGTGGTCGTCGCGGAGTATTTGGAATGGCGACGACTGACACCTGGTTGGCGTGATCGCCTGCCGAAGCCGGCCACGATCCGGAAGGACCGGAACATGATCCGGGCCGTCTGGGAATACCTCGCCCGTAAGAAAATCACTACAGAGTTTCCCGAGGTCCCGAAGGTCAAGGTCCCGAAGACGATCCCTCTCGGTCGTGCCTACACGGCCGACGAGGTCGGCTCCCTGATCAGGGCAGCGAAGCGTCGAATCGGAAGGACGGGCGGCCTGCCGTCGCGCTGGTGGTGGTCGACGCTTATCTACGCGGCCGTATGCACGGGCGAGCGATTCGAGGCCCTGACATCGCTCCGCTGGGGCCAGGTGGACCTCGACCGCCGTCGCGTGATCTTCCTGGCCGGGACGCGGAAGGGCTCGACCCGCGACATCGAGAGGGCGGTGACTCCGCAGCTCGCCGCGATGCTCGCGGAGCACCGTCGCGGGCCGGACGACCTGGTCTGGCCGTGGGATCGGGCGACCCGCAGCCACTGGGCCTCTCTACAAGTCCTGTGCCGATCTGCCGGCGTCGAGTATCGGGGGCGAGGCTTCCACGGATTCCGCCGCATGGCGGCCTCCTACGCGGCCCTGGCGGGCGGAGCCGCCGCGGCGACCCAGCTCCTCGACCACAGCGACCCGGCACTCCAGGCGGTATATGTGGACCCGCTGATCTGCCCGCGGGACACCTGCTCGGTCGACACCCTGCCGCCGCTGGACCTGGGCGAACTCGACCCACGACAACCGGACCAGCGGCCGACGGATTTTGAGTCCGCCGGCCGCGGTCCGTCTACGTCAACGGTAGCGGATCACCGCGTACCACCGACGCGTAACCGGTGAGAAGGCTACGCCTTCGTCGGCGATCGGACGTGTACCAAAAAAGCAGCACGACCGGCGAGCCTGCTCGGGTGTCGAGCCCATGCCGATCCCTTCCATCTGGCCGCAGCCAGAATGAACGAGCGAGCCGCGTCGAGCGATCACTGTCGCGTGCGACTGAGCACAGCCGCCGTTCACACAGACGACCGACCGCGGCCGGGCGATGATCACGTCCTGAGCCACGGCGGCCGAGGCGACGAGCGACAACACAGACAGCAGAAACAAACGCATAGCAAATCCTTTCGCTAGGTGGGAACCGACCAGCCACTAGCAGACCGGATCGTCCCTACGAGTCCAGCGGCTCGGGAGGCTCACAGCCCGGCCCGCGGAGCGTGCCAGCGTTCAGGTGGGGCCAGAGCTGCTCGGAGTGGATCGCCGCGAGCAGGCCCCAGGCAGCGTGCGGCAGGTGATCCTCCGAGCGGTCGCCGGCGAGGTACTGGTAGATGTGGCGGATCGCGTGATTCAGGAGGTCGTTCACCGGCATTCCGGCCTCCCAGTTGAAGTCGGAGTATTTCTCGGCCCCTTCGGCACACGTCCGGGCGACGGCCTCCAGGCCGATCGGTGAGATCAGGTCGTATCGAGTCGCCTCCGCGTCGCTCGACCTCACAGCCCCGGTCGTATAGGTCACGGTCCCGCCGTTCGTCGTCTTCATGTTTCGCTCCTTCAGCTCTCGGATCATTCGCAGAGCGAACGAGGCTAGAGAACCTCCAGTGCCAGTCCAGCAGTTTGCCGGACCGAGCCGGCGGCAGAGCTGCTCCGCGGCGGCGAGGTCGGCGTCGGTCACGGCAGCCGGTATCCAATCGACCACAGAATCCGGGCGAGATCGCGGCCGGCCCCGGAGACGGTCTCCTCGGCCAGGTCGGGGAAAAGCTGGTGGAGCCCCTCGTGGATCTCCGTCTCGAGGCGAGCCCGGCCGCGGAGCCTGGAGTCGATCAAGACCTTTCGCTCCAAGTCCGGCCGCTTCTCGTCTGGAGTGATCGACCAGCCCGCGGCCCGGCCCCGTAGCCTCGCATACCTCCACAGGACGCGGAGGCCGCGGATCTGGAAGTGATGGTCGCCGCTCACGAGGACCTCACTCGGCCGTCGGCCGTGATCCTGTGATTCGACACGTCGAACGATCCGTCGGCGTGGGTCGTCACGGCCGCGAATCCGTGGTTCCACTTATTCAATCTCGCGTACTCGGGACGAAGGTCGCACAGGCAGCCGGTCGACCAGCAAAAGACCTCATGCCCGAACATGTCGGGTTCGCAGTGTCCCGAGGTCCGGTGGCCGTGGCCCTCGAGGACGGTGTGGTGGAGTCGCAGGAACGCTCCGCGGGCCTGGTTCACCGGCGCGCTGATTCCCTTCCCCTTTTCGTGTCCGTGGAGGATCGGCAGCTTCCCGGCCATGATCGGGCGCTGGTCGTCCACGAGCGTGATGTCGTGCTGGTCGAGACGGAGCCAGGACGCGAGCCCCATCTCCGGCTCGTCGGATATCTCGGGAGCGTGTTGCCACAGCCAGTGAGCCCAACGCTCCTCGTGGTTCCCCGTTTTGAACACGATCGGGATCGTGGGGAACTCCTGGCGGATCCACGACACGAGCTGGCGGATCTGCTCGATCTCGCCCTTAAAGTTTCGGTGTCGCGGGTTCTTCGTCCACCGACTGATCGCGTAAAAGTCGCAGGTGTCGCCGTTCAGGACCAGGGCGTCGATCCCGCTCGACTTCAGGTCTGCGACCGCGGCCCCGAGGGCGACCTCGGAGTGATACGGGACGTGAATGTCGGACAGGACGCCGATCGTCCCGACGACTCCCAGGTCGTGAGTCTCCCAGGGCTCGGCCTTGCTCTTCGGCATCGTCACCACCTCGCCGGCGACCCGCGGCTGCCGGTGGAGCGACTTGTCGGCCGACGATCCACGCTGCCGCTTCCCCTTGATCCCGAGCTGGTGCCGGATCCGCTGGTATCCCTGCTGAAGTGTGATCGCTCCGCCGGTCTCGGCCGCGAGCCGGCGGCCGAGCGTCCGGGCCGGGGCGTCTGGGTGCCGCTCGACGAGCTGCCGGGCCATACGCGTGATCTCGTCGCCGCCGTGCTGGCCCTTGCGCATCCGGCCCTCCGTGCTTGGGTCGGCGGCCGTCCATGGCCGCGGGCCTTCACCCTACGCTATGGGGTCCCCGGATCAATCTCCGCCGGGGCCGTGGATCCCGGCGGCATTCCGAGCCATTTCGCCGCGGCCGCGTTCATGGCGGCCTGCCGTTCCGAGCAGCCGCACGGGCGTCCCATGGCTGCGGTGACTCGCTCTTCGGTGATCCCAAGAGAGGAGAGCCACGACTTTACCATGTCGCCGAGCCCGGCCGCGGCCACATCGTTGCCTGCCCTCGCGTGAGGATACGACGGATGATTCACATCAACGTCGTACCAACCGCCACCGAGTGGTGTTGTCAGGCACGGGCGAACGTCGTCTAGGGAGTAGCCGCGCTCTGCGGCGCGAGCCAGAACGTCTTTGGCGTGTAATCTCATGGCGCTATGTTTATAGAGGCAGTTATGTTTTCAGCCATCGTCTCAAAACAACAGAAACCTCCAGGAAAACTCCCCAGCCTCGAAACAACAGACTCGCCAGTAATGTCGTTAAAAACGACCTCCAGATAACACGTTGCTATGCGCGAAAGTGTGTCATTTACGAGCGAAAACTGAACATGGAATGCCACAACGTTTGAGTTACAGGCCGTGTAAATCGAAAAGTTAGAAACGTCGAAATTGAACCTTGTTGCGGTAAACGCTTCGCCGTTCGGCGGCGTGCAGGAAACGGAGATATTTTCGCCGTTGCCGCCCCCAGCGCCGTCGCTGAACTCAGGCTCGTTGCCGCTTGCCCACTGATTAATCGGTGCCGTTGCGGTGAGGCCGCACACTGTAAGCGTCATCGTTGCGTCATCAAGGTCGGGCGGTGTCTGCGTAGGCTTCGCAACCACGGTCCCGTTACACTGGCATTCAACGTAATCGGCAACATAGCCTTCATCAAGGACGCAGCATCGTGCAACGCTTGGGCCAGGCCGATAGCAGTCTTGCTTCCTGACCTGGAATGTAGCGTCAAAATCCCTCACACAAGCGTTGTCGTACACCGCCTGCGCGGATGTAGATTCCTCGGCATTTGGGT